CTAATTTCAATTAATAATGAAGTTGGTGTTGAGGAATTTGATTTACAAAACAGATATTATGGACAATATAGTCCAACAATATTAGACCCCGATGATTATCAACAATTATTCAAATCACAATCAGGTACCGCAAACGGACCGATGCCGATAAATTTTGTTTTCGATGATGAAGGTTATAGGGTGAGAGTTTGTTTAAATGAACCAGGTAGATTAACAGAATCTTCTCAAATAGTTCCATTCTTTTATTGGGACAAAAAAGGTCAAGGATTCGGTGAGGGTTATGGTCAGTCATGGGATTATGCAACCGTGGTTTCTCAAAGATTACAAGGAATGACATATAATTACGCTTTCACTGGTGATACCACGTATAATTACTTGTTGTTCCCAATGACTAAAGATTATTCAGGTAACACATTTACAATTGCAGGTGCGGATGTTAATGATGGTTCATTTGATGTAGAAGATACTACGGACGTTCACTTAAACTACAATAATCAAGAAGAAGGATTCACCGTCCTACACATTACATCAGGAACAACCGCAACTCCATTAGGTGGTACTCTATGGATTAGAGTTGGTGAATTAGGTGGATGGGAATCAAAATCTTGGAATTTCGACGTTGATTTTATTTTAAAACCAACAGACGTAAACTATACAGGTACTAAACAAATTCTTTCTACACCATTCTTATTCTATTTTGGATTAAGACCGGGAGCAACTGCTATTGATAAATTCATAAAATTATTTGGACCGAAAGGTGCATTCCCGACTCAAGAATAATGGATAAAAAAAGAATCATATTACCATCTAAAAAGTTTTTTGGCTCAATTAATGAAGACCAAACGATTCGAGTTGGATTAGAGGAAACCGAAAATCTTTTAAGAGAAGGTGATAGAACAATTATTTTAAATAATGCCGAATTATTCAATAAAGAAAGAAACGAGAGTTCCAATTATAAGATACATGGTAAATTAAAAATGGTCTTTAGGAATCTTTATAGTGGGTCGTCTGAATATAATCCACTTCTAAAGAGACTTTATTTAGTTGGTGACGGTAGTGATAACAATTTTGATGGGTTCTTACCTTATCAAGAATTTGCGTTTCTAAGAAAAGATGTATTTAGACAAGTAAATACGATACAGACGATATCGTCATTAACAACTTACACACCTGTTTTAACATATTCTGGTGCAACCGAACATGTCACAATAAGTAGTATAGACGCGCCTTACCACAATTGGAATGTTTATTTATCTTATGTGTATGGTCAGGATAGTACCTACCCAATGAAATATACTCTAAGTGGTGGAACCTCGTTTAGTTTTACTGCTGGTGATGGTATACCGTTCAGGGTTGAAAGTTCGGGTAATAATTACAAATTAACTAGTCCTGTTGAACACGGAATGTCATCAGGTGAATTCATTACACTTAGTGGTGGGAGTTTTAATAATACTATAGATGTTACAGGTAGGACATTTAGTATTATAAGTGTTGGAGATTCAATTTATAATTCTGAAAAATATGTTTTAGAAATATCAAAATCTGAATTACCATCGGGTACAACATTATCAACAGTTGTTTTTGGTAAAAGGTGTCTTGATAGAAACAATATTACTGGCTCAACGTCAAGCTATTATGTTCACAAACATAAAACATTAACAGAAAGAGAAGATTATATCTTAGATAAGATTGGATTTGAATCATCAATTTGGGAAAACGAAAGAAAATTATTACTTGAAAATAGTGCGGGTGATTCAGACGTTTTAGTCGAAAGGAATATGATGGAATCTTTAATTTATGATTTCAAAGAACCATTTATATTAACAGGATTAACAAACAACTTAGGATATCTACCAACCGAACTTTATGTAACCGTAATATTAGCCAACAGAAATGGTTATTTTGAATACCCACCTAAAGTAGGATGGAAATTTAATTTTCACGATACGTGGGTTGATGAACATTTTAATGGTACGGGTTCAACTGAAACATCAATAACAACTAGTGGATTTAGTAGAACAATCAGTGCCACAACATACAATTTTATATCGGGAACGGACTTACCATTAAATACTATTTTAAATGGTGCTTTTGTTGAATACAATCGTTCAGAATTACAAGAAAGAATAATAAGTGAGTCATATCATAGATTCTCAAATCCACTTTTCGTTTTTGATTATGGTCAAACAGGTACAACAAGTACTTTTTCAGGGGGGTCAATAACAAATATGTATGGATTGTTTTACCAACCACATCATAGAATAAAATTAAGACAACTTTCTCCATATATCGAGACATCTAAAACAAACCAAGTTTATGGTTTGCCACAAAACGCGAAATATTTTGAAGATGAAGCTCTTTGGAAATGGAGAGACTTATATGACCATGGATTTATAGACCCTGAGGGTTTTGGAACAAATTATCCATTCATAAACAATATCCATTATGTAAAGAGTGATATTAATTTCTATTTACGTAATGAAAACATTTATAAAAATAAACAGGACTTGGTTAAAAATGTAAATAAGTTTAAATGTTAATATGAAAATTCTTGCTAAAAATAATGACCAATCTATTTTGATTTCTTCAAATCAGATGTTTAAAACTGATTTAGGGTGGACAGATAGTGCTCAACAAATGGAGCAAGAAATTCTTTATGAAATAATCAACCCAACAGAAAATTACGAGACCGTAAGGTACATACATTCTGCGTATGAGCTGTTATCACCTTATGATACACCATATCAACAAACCGATATATGGTATAATTTTTATTTTTTAAACAGTCTTGGTAACTATTCTCAAAATTATGAAGATGTGTCGATTACCATGGAAGAAAATTCAAAAATGTTAAAACAATCAACAGAAAGTTTTTTCAGATTAGAATTTTATAAAACGAACAACGACCAATCACCAAATCAAACAAATAGAAGATTAGTTTTTGCAAAGAATTTATCTCTCCCATTAGGTGAAAAAATATATTACACAGGTACACCATCTGGAGCAACATTACCATTGAATGATTTTATCCACGTTCCGGTTTTTACTGGTTCAAATTATAGAAACACAGAAAATATGTACTTCTTTTGGTTTGCCGATGATTCACCATTTAGTGAAACAAATATTACGGGTAACACATTCTATATGACCGCCAAATATTACAACGCAAAAGACGGTAGTGTTATAGATTTTGTTAATAAATCAAAAACAGTGAACGCAACGACACCCTATGTGGAAGAAGAAGATGTCTACTATAAAGTAATTATAGATAGGACGGATTATTCTTATATCGTTTACGCATATAATGGTTCATTAGGAACAAGAAAAGGAACCACATCCGCGCCAATAAATTTTTATGAGAGAAAACAATAATGGATATTAAATCACCTACAAAATACGAGATACTTAGGAAGAATATTCCTAATGTTAAATTGTATTCAAATGATGGGCCGTATTGGTACAATAGTTTGGGTAGTTTAATATCGTGGTCGGAATCACAGTATTTAGACCCATTAGACGGATTTGTTGTTTACAACGTTACTGGTGGGACGGTTTCTTCGGGATATTATGTTTGGACAGGTAGTTCTATCGCCACAACATCTTATGGTGACGAAGGATGTGATTTAAGTCTTGAATTATATGCTTGGGAAAATATCACCAAAGGTGAAGCATATGGTGAACATATGTTACCAATATTCTTAGAAACTCACATTGATGAAATGGGTGTTATGGTTGGATTTGATGGTAACTTAGAACAAGTTGAACAAATATGTAATTTTTCTTATACACAAACAGGTAACACAGTTCAAGTTTATAATACTGTGGATACTACCAAAGTTTCTGAAATACACTTCATTGACTTTACTGTAGATTGGGGTGATGGTACAACAAGTATTTTATCAACAACAGGTATCACCGCTTCAAAAACTTACGCATCAACAGGTGAAACAACGATATCAATATCAATCAACACACCATGGAGTCAATTTGAAACAAAGAAAAAGGTACAGGTACCATCAAATACCACAGTAAGTAATCCACTTGGAACATTCTCAGGATTCACAATACCTTACACAAACATCACAGGTCAAACACAAAACTATCTAAATGATTTAGATTACTCAGGTTTGAATACGGGTTATACCACATTTACATATGCTGCTATAGGTAAGAGTAAAATCAGTGAATTAAAATTATATGGTACAAACACTTATTCAGGTGTTACCACCGGTGTTACAAACGGTGTTTCATACAGTGCATACACAATTGATAATCTATATTACCAAGATTTTGCCGACGGAATCACAACAATTACAGGTACAACTTCAGGGTTCACCAAAGAAGAAGTGATAAATAAAGTCATAACGAGAAACGAACATTTCTTAGGATTCATTGACGAACCGGTAATTTATTCGGATATTTTCGTAGAGAGAGGTAAACAAGGAGTTATGGAAAAAACATTACGATTATCCGAAATTGATAACACAGGAGAATTATCAATTTATGGAAATGGATATTTTAATATTAGAAAACAATAAATTTTATATTTATTATTAAAAAAACATGGCAGTAGGTAGTTACGGTATAATTAGACCATCAGATGTATCGCCGGAAGATGTTGAAATTTATTTTCACTATGTTTCGGATAGAAATAGCACATCAACTGTTACACTTAAAAAATTAAGTTCAGTTGAGGTATTAACACCCGTGTATCATAATTCAGATACCACGGAAGACACCTCAGCCCCAAATGTCGAAATTTTAGGTGGGTTGTATAATTTAAAACTAACCGCAGATGATTTTGCGGATTTAGGTGTTTATACTTTACACATTCGACCAAAACAGATAAGAACAAGTATTACCGATTGTGGAATTTTAGCATCATTACCATCAGTTAGAGGTTTGGTTATCGATTTATCAAACGTCCCTGCTGATGATAGAAATAAATTCACACCACAAGGATTAGTCGGATATAGAATAGAATACATCAATTCTTCTGACAATAAAAAAATACCAAATTTTTATAGAATTGTTACATCATCTTTCTACTGTACACCAATCGTTTCAAATTTAACAAGTACGTCACAAAAAGCGATTAGATATCAATATAGTGAACAGGCTACGAATTTAATGTTCCTAACAGTAACACCATCTTCAGCCCCCACTAATAAACCAAATACAGTACCATTTATCGGTGTACCATCACAAAAAATCATATTAACAAACACATATTTAAATCCAACCACGATAGAGATTGAAATGGTTGAACACGACGCTTCAACACTGGCACATGCTCTGTATGGTAATCAAAGTAAGGCGGTTTCACAAGGTATCTACACCATTTATGACAACAACAATAATATCTATAGACAATACAATCTTTACGAAGTTAAAGACGAATTTAATGAGACATTATACGAGATTCGTGAAGAAAGAAATGATGTAGATGAAACCTTAAACTTTGATACTATAACAGAATAATGGCAAAAAGGAAAGTACCAAGTCAAGCGTCAAGCGGGGCGGAAACATTTAGTGATTTCTTAGTTGGTAGACAGATAACCGATGGGTCGTCTGCTCTAACCAACACCGTATTTGCGCTCGACAAGTCTATTCCTGACAAAGATTCTAAGAATTTTACATCTAATCCATTTTCTCAATTTTTAACTTTAGATACTTTAAAAGAGGTTGAGGGTATACAAACAACATCCCCAACTCCAAGAAAAAAAAGAACGGATGAGGTAAGGTTTAAAGGGAATAAAAAATATGCTGATAAATCATTATTTGGTTCTCTAAAAAGTAGAATCTTAGTTTCCTTAACTAAAATCATTAATAAATTTCCTGGTGCTATCTCTATAATCGCTGATAGTCCAATAGGTGTATCTAATTTTAGTGCAAGTGGAATTACATATAACGATAGTACCAATACCACAACTTTTTACATTGAGAGAAGTAAAATCTTTAATCCGTTTGAATTAGTTTTTGTTGAACCGAATTCGGTAATCAAACCTGAGACTGAAAATGAATTAAGAAATTTTTACTCTTCTTACACAAAATACGTTGTTGTTACAGACAATACTCCATACCCTATTTTAGAATACACCGAACCAAATACGGATAATAAAATTTTATTAAGGGTATATGGAAAACCGTTCACGGGTTCAACCTATTCAAGTAACCTTTTAATAAGACCCAATGATGGTTTAGTAGAGGAATTTTTCCAAGGATTAGATGATTTAGAGGAATCTCTTTTAAACAGAGAGACAAACCCAATCTACACCTCAACATTCAAAGTCCCAAGAGACACTCAAGATAACTCAAAAACATCCTTAGTTGATGTTGTTTTAACTTGGCCAATTTCAAGTGATGGATATAATATACAAATCACAGGATTTGATTATGATATCTACGTAAATCATTTAAAAGATATTGCAGACGAGATAGATGACTATAAATCTAATTTAATGGTTAGATTTTTGGCGGCACCTCAGTTATTTGAATTTGACACCGAGGACAAAAGAGCTGAAAGTGTTTTTCAATTATATGGACAAAGTTTCGATAGTGTAAAAAAATATATTGACAACATAGCTTACATGAGAAATGTTAGTTATGATGGTATCAATAATTTACCAGATGTACTTTTAAAGAATTTAGCAGAGAATTTAGGATTATCAACATTAAATTTATTTGACGAAAATAGTTTGAATGATGTTCTATATTCAAGATTAGATTCAAATTACAATGGAATATCAACAGGTACAAATTTAGTCGAAGCCGAATATGAATTTTATAGAAGATTATTAATAAACTTAGCACACATTTATAAATCAAAAGGTACTAGGTCTTCTATTGATTTCTTTTTAAAATTCTTAGGTGCCCCTGAA